CGGCATCAAGATATACGAGGGTAAAATAGAACAAGATCGAGTTCTATTTACGGCAGAAGATGTATATTAATGAAGTTTTATATCATATAGACGAAGACTATAAAAAGTGGTGTGACACTATTGATATGGTGTGTGAAGAACTTTTGTTAGAAGAAAAAGATGATTGGTTCTTCAACATGACACCAGACGAACAAGAAAAATATCTCAAAGATCATCCGAACTCAGAAAAGGCAAAAGAACTTAAAAAGAAAAGAGATTCTATGCCACAAAAAGATGTTGATATAAAAGATACAGGCAATGTAGATGATGGCGATGTAGATGGTGATGATATACCAGATGAAGAAGACGAATCAATAACATTACCTGATACAGTTGGTGATCTAAAAAATCATATAAGAAGTATGCAAGATGCCGTAGGTGCAGATGTAGCTGATATTGCAATGGCATTTAAAGAACCGTCAGTCTATAATACAGTTAAGGCAATCGGTGGTTCTATATCTGGTTCTTCTAAAATTATTATGGGTTCTCTTAGAACAGTTGGTAAATCTTTAAAAGTTGGTGCATCAGCATTACATGACACAAGTGCATTTCAAAAGTTAAAAGGTGGTGTAATTAAAGTCGATGAATTCATGCAAAAGAATAAGGCACTTGCAACATTAAGTGCAGTTGCAGTATCAGGTCTTGCGATAGGTCAATGGTTGAGAATGTCATTCTCGGGTGATATAGAATCAGATTTTGATCTAACGATTATACCACAAGCATTTGCAGGTGAGGCAGGTTTTAAAGAACTAATTGCAACACCAGATGGCATAAAAGGTATGGGTTTATTGAGTGCAGGTATGGCAACAGGTGGATTACCAATATGGATGGGTGGTGCAACAGGTCTTGCACTTGCATTAACATACTCAGGATTACAAAGTGCAGGTCAAACAGAGAAAGGTAAAGAACTCAAAGACAAAATGGTCAAGTGGGCACAATCTATGGGTGATACGATTGAGAAAGGCGCTAAGGCAGTTGATAAGAAATTAGGCATACAACAAGAATCAACTCTATTCATAGAAAATATTATAAACATGAAAGAGATGAAGTATGAAGACGATGAAGAGAAACTCAAACCTATAAAATACAAAAAAGTTAAGATATTCAAATCAGGTTGGGACAATATAGCTTTACAAAAACCACCATCACCAGATAGCAAAGAAGCAAAAGCACAAATGATGAAAACAGTATCAGAAGTAGAAGATGCGACTGATCAAGAGAAACAAGAGTATATCAATTCAGATAAAGATTCATCATATTACATCAAAGAATATATGGATGATAACGATCTAAAATATAATGAAAATATGATAGAGTTTATCGAAGACCAATGTGTGCCTGTTATTAGACACTATAAGAATACATTTAATTATCCTAGACCATATCAACTCGCAGAAAAATATAAAGTAAAACTTAACAAGTTAAAAACTGGAACTGCATCTACACCATCTTATCCTTCAGGTCATACAGTGCAACCATATGTTGTTGCAAATTTTTATGGTAAGAAATATCCAGAACACAAGAAAAATTTAAGAATAATGGCTGATAAGACTGCATATGGTCGTATAAATGCAGGTTTACATTATCCTATGGATTATAGTGCAGGTATAAAACTTGCAGATAGTTTAAATGATTATATGGATTTCGATTACGAATTGAAAGAAGATGCACCAGTGAATGCAACAGGAGTTGCAGTATCAACAGATACACCTTTAGTGAGAAGTAGAAACACTTATAAAAAAAGAAATAAAAAAGAAGCAGAAAAACTTTACACTAGAATACTAAAAAGATACGACTACACATAATATGTTAAAATTTTTAAATTGGCTCGCCCTATTTACATCAGTGGGCATAGCAGGTATAGCCGCCTACTTCTCAGTATTAGGTATGGCGACTATATTTGCAGGCGCTTATCTCGGCACAGTAGTGATGATGACTGCATTAGAAGTTGGTAAGTTAGTCACGGCCGCCTTTTTACACCTTGCGTGGGACAAATTAAACTACATGAAGTATTACCTTGTCACGGCAGTAGGTGTCTTGATGTTGATTACATCGTTAGGTATATTTGGGTATCTATCAAAGGCAAACATAGAGACAACTCTTGTAGGCGATTCTTATACATTAGAGATGTCTATCATAGACAAAAGAATAGAATCAAAAGATTCACAATTACAAAGACTAGAAGACAGAGTTGCAAACTTAGATAATATTTTAGATACTGCAAGACCACAAGATAGAAACTATATCGACAGAAGACAAACAGATGAGAGACAAGAAATTGCAAATGATATTGACATAATAGTAGATGATATAGTAAAATTAAATGAAGATAAATTACCTTTACAAAGATTACAATTAGAACAAGAAGCGGAGATTGGTCCAATTAAATATGTGGCAGAGGTCATATATGGGCAAGAGGATTCTGTCAAGTATCTTGACAATGCTGTAAGGTGGGTGATATATGCACTCATCTTTGTATTTGACCCATTGGCGGTGCTACTGTTAGTATCATCAACAGGTTTAATTGCAAGAAGAATAGAACATGAAAAACCAAAGGTTGTTGAGAACAGATATGTCATTCAAGTGCCTAAAAATAAACTCAAAAATATAAGTAAAAAAGACTTGTAAATCCTCATATCACACAGTATAATGGATGTAAATGCTGTGGTTGGAAAGAAAATACTTATCTATGGTCATGTCGAATTTAGACAGGGCAAAGTGGATTAATGAGAATACACTGAATCATCGGTGTCCCTATTGTGGTGATTCTCAAAAGAATGTATATAAATCTAGAGGTTATCATTTTGTAAAAGAACAATCGTTCATATACAAGTGTCATAACTGTGGAAAAACTACATCAAGTGTTATCTTTTTGAAAGATAATTTTCCAACTATACATAAAGAGTATCTTAAAGAATTTCTTTCAGAGAAAGGTCATAAACCTAAGAAAAAAATGTTATCAAGTGACCATTTTAAGTTCACTCCAAGAACAGAAATTCTAAATAAGAAAGTAGATAACAGTTTGAAGGCAGTTGCCTTTCCAGTATCAGAAAAGTCAGAGGCAAGAAACTATTTGCTTGACAGAAAGATACCTGAGTTTAAGATGACAGATATATGGTTTGTGCCACAGGCACAGACATTACATCTTCTATCAGATAAGTATAATGATAGAGTCTTAGGCAACGACCCTAGAATTGTTTTGCCATTCTATAGTGAGAATGGGGAGTTAATTGGTCTAACAGGCAGAGCGATAAACGATTCGCCATTGCGATATTTAACCATGAGATTCCGAGATGATGTTCCACTCATCTACAACCTTAACAATGTGGACAGGTCAAAGACAATCTATGTGACAGAGGGACCTATAGATAGTCTATTCATTCCTAACGCTATTGCAGTTGCAGGAAGTGATTTTAAGAAAATACCAGAAGATATAAAAGATCAAGTAATACTTATCTATGACAATGAGCCACGAAACAAAGAGATAATTAAAAAAATCGAAGAAGTCATAAGACTTGGATATCGTGTGTGCATTTGGAATGATAAAAGAATAAAAGATTGTAAAGACATTAACGACATGATAATGAGTGGTTTAAGTGAAAGTGAAGTGTTAGAAATCATCAATCGTAATACAGTTCAAGGTCTCTCAGCAAAATTACAATTGGTGGAGTATAAGAAGATATGAATTCAGAAATAAAAGTTATTAAGTCAGACGGTTCAAAAGTCGATATTGATCTAGATAAAATACATAGAATGGTCGAAAAGGCATGTAGAGGCATCACAGGTGTTTCTGAGTCTTCTGTAGAGATGAATAGTGGTCTACAATTCTATGACGGCATAACAACACAAGAAATACAAAAGATACTTGTCAAAAGTGCGAGTGATCTGATTAGTTTAGAATCACCTAACTATCAGTTTGTTGCATCTAGATTATTATTGTTTGCGATACAGAAGCAAGTATTCAATACAAAGTGGAAAGATAGTGAAATATATCCACATATCAAAGACATTCTAGAAAGAAACATAGATGCAGGTTTATACACAAAAGATTTAAGAAAACATTATACAGATGAAGAACTAGATAAAATAGATTCATATCTTAGACATAGTAGAGATACAGAATTTACATATGCAGGTCTACAACAAGTCGTAGATAAGTATCTAGTTCAAGATAGATCAACTAACAAAATATTTGAAACGCCTCAGTTCATGTATATGTTGATTGCAATGACATTGTTCATGCGATATGACAATGGCACAAGATTAGATTTCGTGAAGAGATATTATGATGCAATATCTCAATTTAAAATTAATATACCAACGCCTATTATGGCAGGTGTGAGAACACCTTTAAAACAATTTGCATCATGTGTTTTAGTTGACAGTGATGATACATTAGATTCATTATTTGCAAGTGACATGGCAATTGGTAGATATGTAGCCCAAAGGGCAGGGATAGGAATAAATGCAGGAAGAATTAGAGGACTTGGAAGTAGAATTAGAGGCGGTGAAGTCCAACATACAGGAGTTATACCATTTCTCAAAAAATTTGAATCAACAGTTAGATGTTGCACACAAAATGGTGTCAGAGGTGGAAGTGCAACTGTCCACTTTCCTATATGGCACCAAGAAATCGAAGACATCATTGTTCTCAAAAATAACAAAGGCACTGAGGATAACAGAGTAAGAAAATTAGATTACTCGATACAATTGAGTGAGATATTTTACAAAAGATTTCTCGCAAATCAAGATATTACTCTGTTTAGTCCTCACGATGTGCCTGATTTATATGATTCATTTGGCACAGAAGAGTTTGATGAGTTGTATGAGAAGTATGAAAGAGCGACATCAATACCAAAAACAAAAGTTAGTGCAAGAGAATTGTTCACTGATCTATTGAAAGAAAGAGCGGAGACTGGCCGTATCTATATTATGAACATAGACCACAGTAATTCTCATAGTAGTTTTCTTGATAAAGTAAACATGAGTAATCTTTGTCAAGAAATTACTTTGCCTACAGACCCAATACAACACATTGACGGTGATGGTGAGATTGCACTATGTATATTAAGTGCATTGAATGTAGGTATAATTAAAGATGATGAGTTTGAAGATATTTGTGATCTCGCAGTAAGAGGTCTAGATGAACTGATAGATTATCAAGAATATCCAGTATCAGCCGCTCAAAAATCTACTATTGCAAGAAGAAGTTTAGGTATAGGATACATTGGTCTTGCACACTATCTTGCGAAAAACAAGTTAAAATATAGTGACCAGGGCGCCTGGAGTCTCGTCCATGAACTTACGGAGAAGTTTCAGTATCATTTACTTAACTCTTCTATGAACTTGGCAAAAGAAAAAGGCGCATGTTCATACTATCATAGAACTAAGTATTCACAGGGTATATTGCCTATCGACACATATAAAAAAGATGTCGATGAGATTACTCCTAATGATCTAAAATGCGATTGGGAGAAGTTAAGACAAGACATACAAGACTATGGTCTGAGACATTCAACACTTACTGCACAAATGCCAAGTGAGTCATCTAGTGTGACATCGAATGCGACAAACGGTATAGAACCACCAAGAGATTACTTGTCAGTCAAGAAGAGTAAGAAAGGCACACTCAAACAAATAGTGCCTCAGTATTCACATTTAAAGAATGCATACACTCTACTATGGGATATGCCTGATAATACAGGATATATAAATGTAGTTGCAGTCATGCAGAAGTTTTTTGACCAAGCGATATCAGGCAACTGGTCATATAATCCAGAAAACTATGAGAACGGTGAAGTTCCTATATCTGTAATGGCAAAAGACTTATTAACAACATACAAATATGGTTGGAAAACATCATACTATCAGAACACGATGGATGGTAAAGTAGAAGATGTGATTACAGACCCAAACTCAGCGATGAATGATTACATACCACCCATGACACATGAAGAGGAAGATTGCGATGCCTGTGCCATCTAAAGAAAAGACAGTAAAATATAAGGTTTACGATCAAGAAACGGATAAGTATATAACTGGTTCTACAAATCAACTAACATGGCAGTTGATGAAGAATCGATATGTAGTCTTGCGAGACTTTTTACCAAAAGAAATCATCGACATGGCAATGGATATGTGGCGATCAGATGAAGAATATGGTAATGCATATGTCAAACAAGAACAAAAGGATATAACATACAAAAATCCTTTGTCTTCTATAGGCAAATCTGATGGTGGTTATTGCACACCATGGGGTATCGCATTACATGGTTATATACATAAAAAACTAAAAGACTACATAGACATGAATTTAAGAGAGACATACTCTTATACTAGAAAATATGTCAGAGGTGCATATCTTGGTTCTCATACAGATAGACCATCGTGTGAGATAAGTGCAACACTTTGTTTAGATTATCATACAGATGATAACACACCTTGGCCAATTTGGGTAAGAAATGACAAGAACTATGCAGGTGTAGATGCAGAAATTGTAAAAAATGATTCACAAGATATACCTCAGAGAAAAAGAAAAGATAATCATTGTCACTCAGTGTCATTAGAACCTGGCGATATACTATTGTATCAAGGTCCTAACATACCACATTGGCGAGATTACTTATTAGGTGAATATAGTTATCATTTGTTTGTGCATTTCTTTAACGCAGATAGTCAACTAGGCGAGATAGAAGGATTTACATCAGGTGTTTCACACGATGTAGATGTGCCTATGAACAACACTAATTGCAAATATGCATTAGATTTAGACGGCAGAGATAATAGATACACAAACGGAGTTACCTTGTTGAACTCTAACAAAGACAAACCAGTTGTGAATCAGAAAGGTAAAGCTTTTTGGAGTTCTGATAAACAAAAACTGATGCAAGAGTTTTGTGACAGATATTATGATTCTGATTATGGAAAATATGTAAACAATTACGACCACATGGAATTAATAGAAAAGAAATGACAGTATTTAATAAGAACAAAGTAGACTTCACAAAGAACAAATTATTCTTTGGTGAAGAACTAAACACACAACGATTTGATGAGTTCAAGTATCCTATATTTGACAAACTCACACAAACACAATTAGGGTATTTCTGGAGACCAGAAGAAGTATCATTACAGAAAGATAGAAATGACTATCAACAACTTAACGATGCACAAAAACATATTTTTACTTCTAATCTCAGATACCAAACTTTACTCGACTCAGTTCAAGGCAGAGCTCCGTCCATAGCATTTTTACCGTTCGTGACTTTGCCTGAACTAGAGTCTTGTATCATTACATGGGACTTCATGGAGACTATTCATAGTCGTTCATATACACATATCATCAAGAATGTGTATGCAAATCCATCGGATGTATTTGATACTATTTTAGACGAAGATGCGATCATTAAAAGGGCTGTTATGGTCACAGAAAAATACGATAATTTCATAGAATTAGGTCGTAGAAAATTATTAGGTTTAAAAGTAGACGATTACGAATTATATCGTGCATTGTATCTTGCATTAGTGTCAGTAAACATACTAGAGGGTGTAAGATTCTTTGTATCATTCGCCTGTAGTTTTGCATTTGGTGAACTCAAACTCATGGAAGGCAGTGCAAAGATTATATCATTCATTGCAAGAGATGAGGCACAACATCTTGCAACATCACAACACATACTCAAATGTTATCAGAAACATGAGAACGACAAGATAATGAATCAGGTCATGAAAGATTGTGAACAAGAAGTATACAAGATGTATGAAGATGCAGTAGAACAGGAAAAAGAATGGGCAGAGTTTCTATTCAAAGACGGCAGTATGATAGGATTGTCAGTGCCATTACTCAATAAATATGTTGAGTATATTGCAAACAAGAGAATGAGAATGATTGGTCTCAATCCAATATACGATGTGTCTAGTGCAAATAATCCATTACCTTGGACAAGACACTGGTTAAATAGTAGAGGTTTACAGAACGCACCACAAGAAACAGAGATAGAATCTTATGTGATAGGTGGTATAAAACAAGATGTCAATGATGACACATTTTCGGATTTTAAATTATGACACCATTTGAAAACACATACGAAGTATTTACATTTATAACACTCTTTTTTGTTGCAGTAGTAGTTATACCATATGCCTTTAGTAAAATGAATAACATTTATGAAAAAGGATTTGGTGTATCTTTTGGTGAACAAAAAAGTAAATCAAAACATATGGATGATATATTATGAGAAATGAAGCATTTTATTTAATAATTGGTGTATGTGGTTTTATGTATGGACTCATATCACACACTTACGCCAATCTAGACTACAAAGGTTATCCTAGTGCCAGTAGTTGCACAGGGGATTGTTATGTCAAATATGTCGAAGAGAACGGCACTGTTGTAGAACAATTAAGAGAGAAACAGGCACTTGCAAGTCTTGATGAATTCAGTTCGATTCGTGGTTTATGGGGTGGTTGTGCCGCTTGTCATGGTCAGAAAGGTCAAGGTATGGGAATGTTTCCTGCACTTACAGGTCAAAGTAAAGAATACATAGTCGATAGGTTATACGCCTATCAAAATAGAGAAACAGTCGGCAATATGAGCTCAACTATGTGGGCACAGGCAGGTCTATTATCAGATAATGATATAGATACTATTGGCGATTTTATAGAAGCGGGGTTACCAGAGTGATAGAGATATACAGTAAACCATCATGCCCATATTGTGTAAAGGCAAAAAATCTTTGTGAAAGAGAAGGATATGAATACTCATATAAAATGTTAGATGAAGACTTTACAAGAGAACAACTCTTTGAAAAGTTTCCTACTGCGAGAACTTTCCCACAGATTACTGCACATGGCGAATACATAGGTGGTTTTACAGAATTCGAACAGTGGTCAAATGGACTCAGAAGAGTATAGGTCATTTCATCTATACTTACCACCAGAAGAGTATCAAGATGTAATTAGTGAGAGATATAAACATATCTTTAGATCACTAGATAGAACTAAAAACGAAGTCAGAGTCTATGTAAAGGGGTCTGATTTTTGGGAACACGACCATGATCTGCCATTTGCAACACTAAACGGTAAAAAGAAATCGTTTGAGAATCTCTGGAAAGAGGCAATAGGCGAGAAAAAAATAGAGGAGTAGTATGACACACAGAATACATCACATTTATTGTTCTGATTGTGAGATAGACTATAAAATAGTTCAAGTAGAACCTACACAAAACACAGATGATGTAGAACCACTCATCTGCCCATTTTGTGGTGGTAAAAACCTTGATTTTTATGATGAAGAAGTTGAAGATGGAGATATATTGTAAACATAAACCGATTTTAGAAAGAGCGGTTAAATATGCAAATAAGTTAGAGATTGCAGATAGAGATGCAGTTATCAATATCTATAAATTACCGCCGTCATTCAGACAACAGGCGATAATAGAACACGCACGAGAATACGAAGAAACCACACATCTCAACATCTATGTCAAATTCAATGACGAAAGATACATATCACTTGCACATGAAATGATACACGCCAGACAGATACTAAACCGTGTTCCTATCGATGAAAATGAAGCATATCTATTAGAAAATACGCTTGACAATGACTAGCAAAAAAGACTATAATATAACAATGATGAAAGGAAAAGTAAATAGAATATTCGTTGATATGGACGGTGTGTTGTGTGACTTTTTAAGAGGTTGCGAGACATATCTAGGACATCCACTAACAAACGATGATAAAGGTCATTCTGATTATGATCTAAGAAAGAAAGAGTTGACAGACAAGAGACTGTTTGCAAACTTACCACCAATGGTCGACATGTATGATCTATTGGGATATATTAAACATTGTGAAACACCGTGGGAGATATTGACTGCCGCTGGTGTAGTGAACAGAGAGTTAGTTGTTTACGATAAAAACGAGTGGATTAAAAGATATGTAGACCCAGGTGTTGTAGTGACTTGCACTATGACTGGTTCTCAAAAAGCTGCCTTCGCATTTGAGGGAAGTGTGTTGATTGATGATAGACAAAAGAATATCGAGGCGTGGGAAAACGCAGGCGGTATTGGTATTTTACACACATCTGCAAAAGAAACAATAGAGACACTAAAAGAACTTAGAAACAACGACTAAATACAATTATGAACAAGATTTGGAAATGGTTGAAGAGTCTTTTTATGACTCGATATAAAGTAGTAGTATCATTTGATTCAGAATATGGAAACAATGATGATAAAGTTTATATCACTAAAAAGATTATAACACAAACAGAAAAACATTTAAAATTCAAAGACGAACGAGGATACTTAAAAGAATATCGTTCATCAAGCGGACTCAACTATACGATAGAGGAATACGACCATGAATCCTAAATGGAATGATTATAAAAAAATGATTGTCATATGTTTTCTATTTGTTGCATTTGCAATCGTTCTAATATGATTGAGATACTATTCTGGAGTATAGTTGTTATTACATGGGCATCCTATGGTATGCATGTGTTAAAAGAATTTATACGAAACCATAGTGGAGATTATAATGAGTAAAATAGAACCTACAATGAAGAAACCAAGTTTTCATAAGAGATTCTTAATGAGTCTTGTGAATGGTTGGCGAAGAGTAATGGATGTGAGATACAATCCTTTAAAATATATACCAGACCCTAGTCTACAAACATATTTCATGTTAGTATTGTTTACAGTATGGAGTGTGTTCTTTGGGTTCTTAGCGGCAAACTACTTAGGGTGGTTTGGGTATAACACTGTTGCAAGTATTATTATACATATTAGTATATTATTACCACTTGCATTCACAAACGCAATATTTATTGATGCAGAGAGAGACGGTCATAAATGGTTGAAAGAATGGAAAGAAGAACAAAACAGATACACTATAGTTGCAAACAGACTTAAAACTAAAAACTTGGTGATCTGGAATCCAAATAGAGAGGCATAATGAATCAATTAACAATGGGTCTTTTAGTCGCATTAGGTTTGTTGACATTCTTTTTGTATACTGAAAACAATACACTTAAAGAAAATAACATCAAACTAGAAAGTGCAATAGAAGAACAAGAAAAGGCAATGGCTGTCATGAAAGAGTCATACGAAAAACAAGGTCAATCTCTTATGAATATGACTCGTAGAAATTCAGAGATAGAGGCAGAAAAAGCGGAGTATCTAGAAATATTTTCTAGACACAATTTAGATATGCTTGCATTAAAGAAACCTGGTCTGATAGAGAACAGAATGAACAATGCAAGTGAGAAAGTGATGGAGGGATTAGAAGATGATACAGAAGAACTTTATAAGCTTACTGTGCCTGTTGACAATAATTAGTGGGTGTTCACTCATACCTAGTAGAAGTGTAGAGATATCTTCTAAACCTATACAGATTGACATCATGCAACCTGATTTACCAAGACCTGTAAATCTTACTGCACCACAATGGTATGTTGTATCAGAGGCGACAATCGCCAATCCATGTAATAAAGTCATAATAGATGGTGAAGAGAAAAGACCAAAGGCATGTGCAAAAGAAGATACAGAGAATCCAGATTGGCCAGATGGTTATACATATCTAGATAGATTTATAGACGAGATGAAAGAACAGAACAATGGTGAAATATTGTTTGTTGCAACTACTATCGGTGATTATAAAGTCATGGCAGAAGACATGCAAGAGTTGAAGAGATATATAAAACAATTAGGTGAAGTAGTAATCTATTATCGTAATGTGACAATGCCAAACGGAGAAAAAGGAGTTGGTATTGCAGTGAAAAAGAATGAAACCAATTCGAACAAAGACTAACAATCTATTTGCACCTACTAAAGGTAAATATTTCAGTGTTTTTCCAACACCCATGTTTCATGGGACTGTTGATCTAAATCATGAAGTAGTTGCGAATCATTGTAGAGATATAGTGAGTCGTATGCCTAAAGGTCAAACTGTGACAGAGTATACAACATACTTTGATGTCGATGCAAGAGAAGAGACACACAATCAACCTTGGTTTAATTCTTTTGCAAATCAGATGAAAGATTCATACATCGACTTTATCAAATCACAATTCAATTTCGAAACACCATTTACAAGACACGACATACATCTATTTGCATGGGTCAGTGTATACAATCAACCACATAGTCATGAAGTTCACAATCATGTCAAGTCTAGAATATCAGGCACATATTACCCATATGCAAATGATTCTAGTATGCCTATTAAGTTTTTTAATCCTAATATGAGCTCAGTATTCGGTCATGGTGCAAGAGATGATTTGATGGAAATAGAGGGTCACGATCAAATACAATATATGGGCACAAACGGTGCCCAAACAGACATGTGTTTCTTTCCTCAAACTGGTGATTTCTTACTTTGGCCGAGTTATATGATGCACACTGTTCCTCAAACAGATGAAGAAGACATAGAAAGAATTGCAATATCATTTAACTTACAACATGCAGAAGATTTAGGTTCATATCATCATGGTGATGATTTTGATTATTCGATATTAGACCATGAGTGAAGACAATACACCAAGAACTTTACAAGGTCAAGCGTTTAAAAGAGCGAAGAATCCCACATCATTGAATGCAGGAACTCCTCATGATTGGGAAGATCTATATCAGAATACAAAACAATGGGAAGAATCATCTACTGGTTGGGTGAATACTATGACAAAATCAAAAGAGAATAAAGAGAAGTATCAAAAATATATAGAAACAACAGAAAATCCTATGATCTACAGAGATTGGTTAAAACAAAATGAACAAGACATATAAAATAGACGAACTATACAAAGTAAGAGAGAACTTCGACAATCACGAATTCGATGGTTTCTGTTTGACAATAGATGATTTCTATGAAAATGCAGAAGACATTTACGAACACATTACAAGTAGACAATATCCTATGTGGAAATACAATACAGAATCATCTACAAGAAATGGTATAGATTACTATGATTGTCGCATCGTGGACACTGTAGGACACCCTACCAGAATTTATATGAACGAACACAACAGAATACTAGACCTGTGTCGTAGATACTTTCACAAAGGCGAATATGAATGGCAACAACTAATAGAGTATAACTGTTTTCAGACTGTAGAAGAGTTTGATAATGTATGGCAACATTATCCTCATATCGATAGTCCTTTAGATCGACCTGATAATCTATCGACACTCAACTTTCTTGTCTACATGGACAAAGAAGAAGATGGTGGAACTGCAATATATGACGGTGAATGGATTACTAACGATGAGAATATGACACTTTTATATCCTGTTGAACAGAGATTCAATCTAGAAAGAGTCATACCTGCAAAATTTAATCGTGCAGTGATATTTCCTGGTAATCGTATGCACGGTGCATGGATAGATGATTACTCTAAATACAAAGACAACTGGAGATTTACACAGGTATTATTTTACCACCCAATATCATGAATGACACAATAGAAAGAAAGTTTGATCTAGGTGATTTCTCTCAAATCATAGAAGAACCAGAACAAGTAGAAGAAACAAACAACAATGTAATCAGTGATGAAAGATTCAACGACTTCATTACTATTATGCCTGGTAATATCACACATGAGGGTTGTGAACTCATCTTAGAACAACATCATAATTTACCATATAGTAGTGTTGTAGAAGATGAGAACAAAGAAAATAGTTTTATGCCAGTCGATGTCAAAGAAGGACTGTCATACAAATACGAACATGAATGTGGTATTGACTATTCTGTTATAGAACATGACACAAAAGAGTTTAAAAATGTCA